GTAGAATATATTAAGCAGCAGGGAAACTGTAATCTAAGTTTAACTACCAACGGTGCCTGGAATCCAAAATTTACAGAAAAAATTGTAAACAATTTCTTCGGAGTTACAGTAAGTTATCACGCAGAAGCTCACCCCAATCTTAAAAAACAAGTATTGGAAAATATAAAAACACTTCATCAATCGGGGATTTGGTTACAGGTAAATGTAATGTTGCATGCCGAGTACTGGGACGAAGTTGTTGGAGTGTGTGATCAATTAGATGAGCTTGGGATCAAATACAATCCGCGGCCCATAGGAGATGGTACTATTACTAGAAAAGGTTGGTTTATCGATGTCGACGGCACCAATCGTAGAACAAGTCACGATTATACTCCAACACAAATAGAATGGTTTTACGGTAAAATGGGAATTACATCTAAACCCAACGACAGTAAACAGGGAACCGAAGTAGGTAGGACTTGTTGCGGAAGGCGATGCACAACAGGAAGAGTAGACGGAGAGTGGCAACCTGTTAAATTAGTAGACACTCATTTTAAGGGTTGGGGTTGTATGGTAGATCATTATTTCTTACACATCGATCAAGAAACAGATACTGTATATCATCATCAAACATGTCAGGCATTGTATGATAACAAACGCGGCCCTATTGGATTTATAAAAGATGCAGATCAATTAATTGCAGACTTAGAAATAAGATTAGCATCGGGTAATCATATTGTTTGCCCGAATGATCGATGCGGATGTGGTATGTGTGTACCTAAAGCAAAAGACTTTGATATTTTTAACGAACTTAAATCTAATTTATTGGTAAAATAGGAATTACTTTTTTACTTATAGTTATTTCATGCCCACAAAAGCAACGATCCTTTCCGCAAATGACTGGAGAAAATGTAGGATTAAATTTTGAAATAAAATCTTTATCTCGTATATTGTATTGATTTCCATTATAAATCGGCTGCTCGCAAGTACCTCTAACACTTCCGGAGGGGGCGACCTCAACATGATCTATTCCAAGGTTGCATTCCCAACCTTTAAACTTATTAAGATCATTCAATAAAAACCAGTTACCTTTAACTTTAACTAATTTGTTATTAATTACTGCCTGTATTTTTTCAGTTTTATTGTGTTTGATGCTCCACCACCAAAATAAATTAGGATATCGTTTAACTGGAGATTTTACATATTCTTTTTGTTCAGGGCTATATCTAGTCTCACCGCTATACTGGACACTCGATGCAATAATTGGCCACTTGCACTTACTTGTTTTGAGTTGATCTATTATATCTTTGCATTTTTTAAAATATTCAGGATCCATTAATACATTTGCACTCAAATTTATTTTCTTTTTATAAATTAAATCCGCAACTTCTATGATGTGAGATATTTTTGCGTATTCGTGGTGTACTGATATTTCTATTTCGTCAAACAGTTGAGCATTAATATCCCACCATCTCACTCCCCTTGATGCATTGGTAGATATTCTAAGTTTAACATTATGATTTTGTTTTAGGTGATTACAGAATGTTGGTAAATCATTCCATAACGTTGCCTCTCCACCTAACAAATAAAATTCAAATTTTTCTTTACCGGTTAACTTATATTGTCTTATTAAGTGATCGACATTTGCAATTAATACATCAACGTCAGGCCACGGCGCATCTCCTTCGTTACTTCCTGGAAAACAATATGAACATTTGTAGTTGCAGGTATTTCCAAGAGTAAATTCTAATGATAGTATTTTAGGATCTCTAACATTTATAATTTCTGTTAGCATATGTCAATCTCTGGAAATATGTTTCTAAAATTTGTGCCACGTGTTTGATCACACGTATTAAGATAATCTAATAACATAGGAATTTTATGACTCCAATCTTCGGCCATCATATATTGTACTAATCCTTGCCAACGTTTTAAGCCATACGGATTATTCATAAACTCTTGATCTAGGGTTCTTTGAGAACAAAGATAGTCTACTTGTGTTTTTACCTTATCTTTTAAGTGCTTAGGCAATACTCTTACATTTAGATAACTAGGCAAGTACACCAAGTGCGTACCGATAAGGCCGGCACCGTATGGCGGTAAGTTACTCTTTCTAAAGTTCATGCTTTCTTTCCAATGCACCAGTTCCGAGACATTTAAAACATTTAATAATTGTACAGCACAGGCAATGTTAACGGTTATATTATTAGGAGTATCATCTAGTCTCTGCAAGTTATCAACTACATTCTCCCACTTGCTAGGGTATCGTATATAATCGTTTCTAGGCCCTACAGCATCTATGCTGAAGTTGAATTTAACCTGTTTAAAGTGTTTCCATAATTCAAATAACTTTTCAGGTAGTTCTAAACCGTTAGAATTATAACGCAAGACGCATAATTTGGCTGCACCACTTTCCACCATGAACTCTAAAATCTTATAATGCTCGGGTATCAGCAACGGCTCTCCGCCTGCAAAGTACAGCTCTCGAATATTGTATGCTTGACTACGCATGTCGCTAAGGAAACTTCCTTTCTTATACCAGGTATAATCAAAGTCGCTATCCCATTGTTGATCTTGTTTTAGTTCGATAGTGTTATACTTAGGATACTGTATCTTCCATTCTTTAATCCAACTGCTGCTGTCGTGCGGGCTGCACATGATACATTTAAGTTGGCAAAGATTACCTAGTCGCAAGTCAAAATAAGGAATATCAACAGGTAAACTACCATCTTCACCAGTAGCATCTATAATGGTCGTCATGTCCAAACGTTCATTCCACACTACAGATTCCCACTGGCGCTTACTTACAATGCCTTTTGATTCTTCTTCAAAGCACTTAGTACAACTAGGTGGAACTTTGCCTTCAAGCATTTGAAGTCGTACAGTTTTCATGTAATTACTATTCCACACATCGGCGATAGAATGTGTTTGCAAATTCATTATCTGCCCATTTTGTTTTACTAGGCCTGCATCCTTGACATCATCTTCTCCTGCTCCACTGGCATTAGCAGTACAACATACACGTACATCACCGTTAGGGCGAGTCGCTATGTGTATCCAAGGTAATGGACAGAATGTATTACTTGAATTGTTCATTAAATCTATCTACTTGACCGCATTGGTTAGTGCATTCTTTTAAGGGCGTGTCCTTCCATGTGCTTGAAATATTATTAAAATAATTACTATCAAATATTTCAGTTAACGTATTTTTATTTAAGTTAGAATACCGTCCAATCTTATCCATATAGTCAATCCTGTGTGGATGATTAGGGTTAAACCATTCGTTATCTAACCAACAGCAGGGAAGAATGTTTCCCATTGCACTTACATATAGACTTTTTTCTTTCGCTACTTTACAACTAATAGATGTAGACTGTTTAGGTACAACAATTTGTTTACTTCTATCTGTAGGATACAGTATATGTGTGGTTTTACCTTGCTTATCTATCACATTTAAACTATCATCTTTAAAACGTGCTGTATTCTTTGATACGAATTTTTTAAATCCCAAGTGCTCACTTAATTCTTTACACTTATCAACTTGGTGTTTATTGTGTTCAAAGACTAACATATCCCAAGTGGCTTGACCTCCTGCTTGGATAAAGCTATATGCATTATCTATAATTTTATCAAAGTTTGTGCCTATTCGATATAGACTATGTGTATCTTCTAATCCATCAATACCGAATCTAACATGCACATCTAGCTCTGCAAGTTTCTTCCAAAATTGCAGACTTTTAGCAGATCCGTTTGTATTCATACCCAATGATATGTTAGGGTTGACTTCTCTTAAGTATTCAAATATAGGTAGCGTATCTTTAGCAACCACTGGATCTCCTAAATTGCCGCACATATACAACCGGTCTAACTGTTGTATAAATTCAATAGGAAACCATTCTTTAAATTGATCTAAGGTTATTTCAGATAATGTCATAAATGGATTTTCAATGCCGCCCTGTAGATTCCTGGCACACATAGGACAACTAGCTTGACACTTTCTAGTCACTTCTAAATGAAGCAATTTAATATCTTTTAAATTATACATTATACCCTATGACCATCCAACGTGTATACATCGGTAAAACCAATTCCCCGGCCCATACAACATTTATGCCGCACTGAGATTTAAACTCTTCTAGACTTTGTGCTGTTCTAACATGTTCTGGTATATCGTAGTTGTTACTTTGAAGAACTAGCAAACTATTACAAGGCATTCCACCTAACCATAACTCGTATTGATCTTGTGTAATATGCTCGCAACTAGTATTAATAACTACATCTGCATCACTTCGTATCTCGCACATATCAGAAGTAACTGCTCTAAACATGCCGGCCATCTCTTCTTTCTTATTCATCATTATTGCAATAGGTTCGCATGCCGGATCAATATCAACACTTCGAATCTTTGTAACATATATGTCACTTTGAAATAGCATACTAGCTAAGACTCCAACCCAACCGCCATGAATATCTATAGTAACAACTTTTTTTACATTCTTACGTAGATTAGAGATCAACCATTCTTTACTCTTTAGCTGACCACTCCAAAAGGCATCCATGGTCCGCATTGGATCAGGACTTTGCCTAATAGCCTGCATCCAATAGTGTAAGTGTTCTGTATCTATCTGCATTTTGGTATCTTGCTATCTGCCGAACTAACACAGCTTGGTGTTATACAAAGAGTAGGTTCCTTAAATAGGTCAAAGTTTTCTAATGTACCAAGTGGTTGGTCGTGGCAACTATAAGACCGCTTAACTTCATTACCTCTTATTATAACACTTTG